GGGAAAAGGAGTTCTTTCCAACCGATAACGAGGGTCGAATAGACTGGGCAATGAACACCCATGAGATGGATTTGACAGAAGGTTCTTGGACTCTGATGGCAAGGACAAACTCTTTCGTGCGTAGTTGGGGAGATGCGTTACGACAGGAGGGGTATTTGTTTTCGATCAAGGGAACCAGTAGCATAAACCAAGACGCAGCCATGGCGGCTGCTACGTGGCGTAGACTGCAAAGGAATGAAGGTGTAGACCTAACATCCATAGTGGCACTGTATGACTTTGTACCGAAGCAAGGAGACCATGCCGTTGTAAAGCGTGGATCTGCAAAGCTACTGGATGCAGCTAACCCAGAATCTTTTTTGACATACGATGAGTTGGTGTCTGAGTTTGGCATGATTGCCGACATAAACAAAGATCCGTTAGAGATCGCTAGATTCGGTAAGGATGATATGAGGTACATTCGAGCCATTGAGCGTAGAGGAGAGGACATCAGTTCTCCACCTCGCATAAAGCTGTCCACATTCCATGGGATGAAGGGCGGCGAGGATGATAACTGCGCTGTTTTCTTGGGTTCAACACAAGCCTGTGTGAACAGCAAGCATCCTGACGACGAGCATCGGGCCATGTACGTTGGCCTGACGAGAACCAAAAACAGGCTGTTCCTAGTGGACACAGATCACAGGTATAAATACAAATTATGAAAAGAGATAAAGTTCTTGAGAAAGCAGCAGAGTATGTAAACGGTCAAAGAGCCAAGGATTACGGAGACGCATACGATAACTTCAGCCGCATAGCAGTTGGTTGGAACGTAATAATAAAAGAGTCAGATGGTTACATCACACCACAGCATGTGGCTTTGATGATGGACTGGGTAAAGACCGCTCGTCTCCTTAACGAACTAACGAATGAAGACAGTTGGATCGACAAGTGCGGATACAGTGCACTCGGTGCAGAGTTCTCTGATCGGGAGAAATAAAATGGCGAGAGATCGTAAAGATAAAAAGACGGTGGATCTTATGGCTAGATTGGAACTGGGGGAATCCTTAGATCCAGACTGGAACATTCCATCAGAGTTTCCAGACCTGACGCAGTACAAAACTGTGGCTGTAGACTTGGAAACCAGAGACCCAAACATACAGAAGCTAGGTCCTGGTTGGGCACGGGATGATGGAAACATCGTTGGCATTGCCATAGCAGCAGGTGAGTACAAGGGTTACTTTCCTATCCGGCACCAGAATGGACACAACCTCGATCCCAAGATGACGATGAAATGGTTCAAGAAGCAAATGGCTACACCAAACATCGACAAGATCATGCACAATGCCACATACGACGCAGGATGGCTCCGTGCAGAGGGGGTAGAAGTTCAAGGTAAGATAATCGACACAATGATCGCTTCGCCACTGGTGGACGAGAACAGGTGGTCTTACAGCCTAAACAATCTGGGGCGTGATTACATTGACATGCGCAAGGACGAGCGGATGCTTCGCGCTGCGGCAAAAGATTGGGGCATTGATCCCAAGGCTGACATGTGGAAACTGCCACCAAAGTATGTCGGGGCATACGCAGAACAAGATGCCGTCATGACGTTGAAGTTGTGGGAGAGACTGAAGACAGAGATTACATCTCAAGACCTGACACACATTTTTGATCTTGAAACAAGTTTGATTCCGCTTATGCTAGATATGAGGGCAAGGGGGGTTCGTGTTGACCTGGACAAGGCTGACATAGTTCGTCAGGGACTAAAAGCCAAGGTCAAAGAACTGAAAGCAGAAATCAAGCGAAAGACAGGCGTGGAGATAGAACCATGGGCAGGAGCGTCTGTACTCAAAGTCTTTGAAGCCCTGAATTTGGAGTACCCGACGACAGAAGCGGGTGCTCCTTCCTTCACCAAACAATATCTAAACATGCACCCACACGAAGTGTGCCAAATGATCGTAAAACTGAGAGAGTTTGACAAAGCTGACAGTACGTTTATCGACTCCATACTCAGGCACGAGAAGGACGGTAGGATACATACTGAATTTCATCAGCTTCGATCCGATGATGGAGGCACGGTAACAGGGCGGTTCTCGTCTTCTAACCCAAACCTTCAGCAGATTCCGGCAAGAGATCCTGACATCAAGGCTATGATCCGTGGGTTGTTTGTGCCAGAAGAAGGGCAGAAGTGGGGATCGTTTGACTATTCGAGCCAAGAGCCGAGGCTACTGGTTCACTTTGCAGCCAGTATGCCTAGCGATATGCGGCACCCGGTCGTTGATACAATCGTAGAAGAGTATCAAAAGGGTGATGTTGATCTGCATCAGATGGTTGCAGACCTTGCAGGCATCAAACGAAAAGAGGCGAAGACAGTTAACTTGGGCATCATGTACGGTATGGGTGTGGGCAAACTGGCGGCACAGCTAGATATATCCAATCAGGAGGCCAAGGATCTGATTGAAAAGCACAGAGAGAACGTGCCGTTTGTGAAACAACTTGCAAACGTTGCCAGTCAAAGAGCAGAGAAGCACGGACAGATACGCACGTTGCTAGGACGTAAGTGCCGCTTCCATCTTTGGGAACCTCGAACCTTTGGCTACAATAAACCGTTGCCGTATGAAGATGCGTTGAAAAAGTATGGAGGTGTGAGTCAATTGAAAAGAGCGTTTAATTACAAGGCGTTAAACAAATTGATCCAAGGTTCAGCAGCCGACCAGACCAAGAAAGCTATGGTTGATTGCTACAACGATGGATTAATTCCCTTGCTTACGGTGCACGATGAGTTATGCTTTTCAGTAGAGGGCGACGATCAAGCGCGACGCATCAAGGACATAATGGAAAACGGGTTGTCGGATGTCTTGAAAGTCCCCTCTAAGGTAGACGACGAGCTAGGTGATAACTGGGGCGAAGTCGGCTAGGTTCTATTCAAAGATTCAGCCAAAGCCTGTGTAGCCGGATCTGTACCAAGAAGTGTCGGATCTACTTTTCTTTGCGGTGCAGGCCCAGACGACGTAGGTGCAACACCCCGAAGTTGGTTTAGATCTATTGTTGGTGCCGCAGGCGCGGGAGCTTGTATTTGTGGTGCAACAGATTTCAACGCATCAATGTCTATCTTTTGGTATCTCTGGCTTGGACCGACCCGTGACTCTGGTAACAGTTTGGCGGCGTCTAGAAGAACGTTCCCAAAGCCTTTTCTGTATTCATTGATGTCTGTATATGGAATCTCTTCCATTGGAGTAATCTTTCTAAGATCGTTGTATCTAGCAAGATCTCTTTGAAAGTCTGTTGATATCGGGGTGATGTATAACTTACCATCCATAATAGATCCAACCTCGGCCTTACCCATTCCGGCACCACGCAGAGCATTAGCTATGTCATCAGCAGGCGTTCCCAACTCTTCCGCGACTTTGATTGAATTGTAAATTAGGTTTTGAAAACGTTGTTGATCTTCCACGTAATCTTTGTATGCCTGCAACTTTTCTGCTGCGGTGTAGTCAGGTGCTCTAAGGATTGAACCCATTGCGGCTCTTGAGTCATTACGAAGCTGTTGATATTCTTCGGCGTTATAACCCAAGCTCTGAACACCACTTACTTTCATCGGTGTAAAACCTGTAACCAAACGAGCAAACTCTGCGTTGAAATCAGTGTCGTCTCCAGTTACCGCTGCGGGTGTCCCAGTAAGAGATCTAACCAACTTACCTGGTCTTAATCTTCCGTTTCTCTCTTCTGCTATTTCCAACCAGTATCGAGGAGCGAGACCCTCTAGTACATGATACGTTCCTTTTACAAACGCCTCTCCTCTTGTATCGCTCTTTCTGTATACCTTCGCTCCAGTGGATGTAACACCGTTACGACCAATCGCTAGATAGTCTGGAAGTACAGTTCTAAGTCTGTCGTAGATGATTGTTTCTGAACCAAACGGATCTGCAAACTTTTCAAATCCCGCAGCCATGGCGGCATCCATAAGTTGTTTGGCTTCGCTTTTACCCAATCTTCCGGCTTCGTTGTACGCTTGCAAGCCTGATCTGATCGCCTCTGTAATGTATCCATAAGGGTTGTGATAGGACTGGTTAACAACTTCGATGTTACCTTGGTTGTCGTTTTCAAGAACAATGAAGTTACCACCCTTGGCAAAGTCTGGTACACTCGCTTCGATTGCCGCCATCTCTGCGTCTGTGGTTCCTGTAAGTTTTTGAGAAAACTTGGTTAGTCCCTTCGGGGCAGCTACAGCTACAGCGAGACTGTTCGTTAGTCTTTGCGCCCCGATACCTCTAATTTGTTTTTCAAAGATGTCGATTGAAGCAAGAGCTTGTTCTCTTGTTCGACCTTTACCCATTTGATCCACAATGATTGAATCTCTCTGTGCAGGAGATATTTCAAAAGAAAGTTCTTTCAGCCCCCGGTCAAGGATGTTGTATCCGTTTCTAAAGTTCTCAGAGGCAAAGGATGTAAAGTTACCGAAGATAGGCACACGGTCAAGAAACCGAAGAGCTTCTGGAATACGGTCATACATCGGCATCGTATCTTTAACGATGTTGATAGCACTCCCATCAAGCAATCCAAACTTGGAGATGCCAAGCTGACCTGTGGACGGTCTGACAAGTCCCGCTTGTTCCATAGCTTCGTAAAGAAACTTATTGCTTTGATTCAAACCAGACTTAGCAAAAGCATTACCTAACTTGTTTCTCTCTCCCATATAAGCCAACGCTTTGAAGAACGCATCTGATTCACCGTATATTTTTTCAGCAAACCGCATGAAGGGAACAACATCTTCAAAACCTTGAATACCTTTCGCTAATTTACCACCAAGTTTTAGATCTTTCCCCGCAGCTTGGTATTCTTTCAAGGATTTAAAGATAACACTACTGTCTCTCAGACCCGAATGGTTGAGGATGTCGGCAAGACG